TTTACCCTTTGTAGATGAAGCTCTACAGATTTTCTACAGAACTCCTATTGTGGCTGGCTCGCTTAATGCTATAGCCAAAATAGGTGATGATCGTGTTAAGAAGTCAAACCCTGATAGCATCCAGGCACCTGCAGGAGCGAAGATTCGGGGGGCGACCACGATTAAACCAAAGAAAGGAAAATGTCCACCTGGATATTTCTATGATCGTAAAAAAAGAATGTGCGTTAAGAGGGTTAAAAAATCCAAAGCACATACATATAATAATAAAAGAAAGCGATGATTTTATAAAGGGTTGAACTATTTAAAGACCCTTTAATTTAGGCTAATTTCAAAGGAAAAGTCTCAATTCTCCTGGTGTTTTGGTCTTCCCAGGACCCAGAGTTTCACAAAAAGAATAGTTATTTATTGCGTTCCTGGGCGCATGTAATGATGATTGATGTTAAACGGTATAAATGCCCACGATGTGGAGCTACTTCAGCTAAGGAACGCATTAGTACGAAACGTCTGATGATACGATGCGGATTTAGTGGATGCATGAGAAGGCTTACAAGCAGGCATCTTATCGAATAAGTATGGCAGAGGCTGGTGAAGGTCTATGGTTCAACCCCGTTTCAGGCGAACAGGAAACTGTTAATGGTATATATTGCAATTGTTATGATTGTAAGATAGACGCTGAAATATGCGGTGGTCATACCTCCTGGCGGGGATCTATGTTTTTTACGAAACATGAGTTTAGAGAACACCAGAAGGAAAGAAGGGCATCTTATTTTGCCCGTAGATCCGAATCTGACAAACAGGTACGAACAAAGCTACGTACAAGGGAGACGGGTTCAGTTAGATCAGTGGGTGGAACTGCTGATTTGACTGTCCCAACTTATTTCGATGTAATAATGGGCAAATGGACTCTTGAGGAGTCTCCGACGGCCCAATTTGAGCGATTATTTGGATATTAATTCTATTTTCGGAATTGAGCATTTACCGGATACTTCTTAGAAGGGACGGCCTCCGGTGGGTGGAACTGCAGGCTACCCCAAGGGAGACTATAGCAGGTCCGGGAAGGATTCACATATGAATTAGGGTTGCCCCTGTTATGGGGGGGCTGTTGTTTACAAAAGCGTTAATATGACATTCCTATTGTCAAGGATCTATATGCAAATGAATCTTAGATACGATTACACGCCTCCTACACCACAAACATCACAAATAGCATTGATTGATATTTTTAAAGGTCTATCAATACTTAATAGTAGAAATGAAGAATACTCGTCCCGTGATGGACACGTTAGAGGAGTATTGTGTGATATTAGCTACACGACTGCAATGGCTACTGATGCAATTTTGTATGCAGTGCCAAATTCCTGGAAATTTAGGAATAGTTTCAGGAAATTTCATTTCTATAGAAGGCATATGTTCGAACTCGCTGGTGTAAGCGATGATGAACTCGGCCGATATGGCAAGACAATTCGACCTAATGTTCAACCTTCGAATATTAGTGTTCAAAAATTGGATGTTCAGGTTGGGAATTTCTTTCCGTATGACCAACCAAACCCAGCTCAAATTAAAACTGCAGATGCTGAGGGTGGTGACTGGAATGCCACTACATTAGCAGCAGCCGAATCTTACGTTGATGCTAATCTTGGATCTATTGCCCAAGAGTTTAATCTTCACATATTAGGTGGACATGTATATTCATCGCAGCCTACTGATGAAATACCTGTATGGTCAAGTGTTGGTATGATTCATGCCTACAACCAGGACAGACAAGAAGTTCAGGTTCAAACAGCTGATACTACGATTGCATCTTATGACAATCCTCTTGCGGCTCTTAGTACGCAAACTGCCACATCTGGGGAAATTACTGATATTGCCGAAGATTTGGAATTAGAAGCACCGCCATATGATTTAGATGATGATGGTGATTCAACTAGACCATTAGCTATTGCTCCCTTAAGAGTTCAACCTTATTCATCGGGTGAAGCGAATACTGCTACGGTTACTCTTAAGAATGTCTTTTTACCTGCTGGATTTGCTATGATTGATATGGGCAAAGCCGGTTTAACAGGAATATTTGATGTGAGTGTGAAGGCAGTCCTCGAATGCCGTGATTGGGAATGAGCAAATTAGATTTATCCAGAAGAGAGATCTGCTTCGTCTTCGGCGTATTAGTGGGTCTCTTAATGCATGAACCGGTGAATGTGATGGTGAATCTATAATGCCTGCACCGCTTGTTGTTCTTGGAGCTGGAATAGCGGGCAGCATCATCCTAGGTTATATTTTAGAGAAGACCGTTGGGGATGGTCATTATTCGTCGCGAGACTTAGCTGTAGATGCGACTATGGGAATCATACCAGGAGTCGGATATGCAAAACCTGCCGTTAGCATTGCTAGGAAAGGAAATATTTTGCGTCGAATGGGTCTTAGTAGATCCATGTACTCTAAAAGAGAATTGTATCTTTTACCCTTTGTAGATGAAGCTCTACAGATTTTCTACAGAACTCCTATTGTGGCTGGCTCGCTTAATGCTATAGCCAAAATAGGTGATGATCGTGTTAAGAAGTCAAACCCTGATAGCATCCA